CTTATCTCAGCATCTTCATTAAATAATAGTTTAAAGAATATTTCACTTGCACGTTTTGTACCTTTTGCTTGATAAAGTGATTTAATATTTTTAATTAGATTTCTTTTGTTAACATCACCATCTAATGTATCAGGTATAGAAGTTAAAAATGAATTTCTAAATTTAGTTAAGAATCCTGATATAGTTTTATCCACATCAGCGTAATCTAAAAGTTGTTGTATGTTTTGAACTGGATTGGCTCTATACTTACCAATGTTTGCTTGAGCGCCTGAAGATGTGCCTGTAATTAATTCACCTTCTATAAATTTATTTTGATGTGTAACAAATAAACGAGAACCTGCGTCAACATCTTCTACTAAAACAGTAGCAGTTGCACCTGAAGTAGCGCCTGTAATTGTTTCACCATTTATAAAATCACCATATGATGTATCTTCTAAAAGTATTCTATCTGTAGAATCATCTTTGTTTACATTTGTACCATCTAATAATAAAAAATTATTTACATTATTAGCTGAACTATCTAATTGAAGATGATCTGGATCTCCAATATTTGTTAATTTAATCTCAGCTGATTCCATCAACTGATAATACGCTTTTATAAAGTCTAAAAATAACGGATGATCTTCAAGTACAAAATCAGGTACTTGTGAATTTAAAAGGTTTGATATTTTATCTTTAAAGTCGGCCATTTCATCTAATAACTACTAGTCGTGGTATATCCAATACCAGCGTTTGCTGAGCCTCCCACTAGTGTATCAGCCTCTACTGTGACTGAACTATTTGCAACATCTATTTCTAATATTTGATTTCTAATTGGAACTAAATCATTTGAATTTGGTTTTACTGTCACTTCGATAACTGTTGAAGCTGCACCTCTAATGTTTTCTATGTTTGAAACATTTAAAGAGTTTACTTCAACTTTACCTGTTGAGTAATCTATTGTACCTTGTGTACTATTACCATATGATCTTACTGAACCATCCATTCTATATCTTCTAACATTTCCTTGTCCATCATCATCCAAGAACCAAATATTTGTTGTATCACCATCTATTTTAAATCCTGTTGAAGATAAAATACCACCCTCAACAGAAGCGTGACCAGAATGTGGATTGTATAATGCGTTTGCAAAATTAATTGTATATTTTGTTGAACTGCCAATTGTAGGTATAAAAGACTTTCTTAATCTTACAGTAGTTATATTTGATAAAATACTTTCATCTGTATCATCAATTAATCCTGTAAGTTTTGAGTGTCTAAAAATTGTATCAAAAGATTGTAGGGTGTTTGCGTTATAATTTGTAATTGTAGTTATAATATTTGATTTTAATGTGTCACTAGTTTTTGTTGTAACTTTTTCATCAAATTTAATTGTTGATGTTAAAAGTACATTTGTAGTTTCTGGATCAACAATTACAGGTGTTACTGAAGCAACTGAATATTTTTTTAAGTCTGTTACTATTCTTGCCTTTGTAGAATCTGTAAGATTAGAACCACTTGTTGGTAAAATAGAAATATAAACTCTACCATAAAAAGGTGTTTCAGCATCTTCACCACCCCAAGCAGAAACTGCTTGTGTGTTAGCGTAGAGTTGTTTTACTTTTGATTTATAATCTTCTATTGTTACAGCTCTGTCTTGTGATGAATAAAAATCAGGAGTATTTCTTTTTATACTTTGTAATGACTCTGGTTCAGCACCGCCTTGTGCTGACGAATTTACTGTAACAGTAATGTCTGTAAAACCTGAAATAGAACCTGCAAGAGTAAATGCCGTAGCACCGTTTGCTTCTGTTTTATTAGTTACAACATAACTTACATTTATAATGTTTCCGTCATCTAATTTTTTACCAATTACACCATCACCAAAATAAATTTCGTATTGACCATCCTCAGCTTCCTGTAAAAAGAAAACTTTTGATGTGCCATTCAATTCTGTAATTGAGGTTGCTTTTGTATAAACATTTGTAGTAACATCTGAAGCACTATTTTGAATTACAACTTTAATTGTAGTTGTATCAACTCTATCACTTGATATTAAAAACCTTTGATCAATGTCTTGTTCATCATAAGTGTAGTTGTAACTTACATAAGTTCCTTCATAAACATTTAAACTTTGTGCAGTATAAACTCCGTCAACAGGTTGAACTGTTTTATCAGCAACCGTAACGAATGAATACGTAAGATCATCTATTGATGATGTAAATTTTGTACCTGCTGGAATTGTAATTATTGATCCTGTACCATCATTGATTACTAATTTTAAATCAGCGATTGGTGCTCTAGCAGAGTTTGGAGTATATCCAACTAATTTAGCCAACGATGCAACACTTGATCTTAACTGTGCTGTATCTAAAAACATTTCATTGGCAACAAAGTTAGCATTGTAAGCCAAATAGTGTGTATTATAAGCAAGTAAGTCTAATAAAATTGCTAATGAACTTCCTTCGAAGTCGTAATCTTTAAATTCGTTTTGATTGGATAAAAATCTTTTAAGTGAACCTTTTATATTTTCAAAATCTAATTCTGATATGTCTAGTCTGTGTGAACTCATATTATCTTACTCTTTGTAAAAATGTTGATACTGAAACTGGTGCTTCTGTGCCGTTAATTAAGAATGAAACCATAATATTTAATCCATTATTTTCTTCATCATTTTGAACGACAACATCCTCTACTGAAACTCTTGGTTCATATTTTTCAATTGCCATAGCAACTCTATCTTTAATGATAACTAATAATGGTTCAGTTATATTTTCAAATAAGAATCCTCTTAGGTTACATCCAAGTCAGAATTAAAAGGTCTTTCATACTTATTTGTTAAAATTATATTTTTAACAGCTCTTTTAATTGCCTGTACATCAAATAATTTTGCAACATCCTTTGTAGCAGGATTTTTAGTAAAACTCAAATTTAAATCACTATAGATTCGATTTGATCTTTTACTTTTATTTGTTGTTGTTGCGTCATAGTTTGAAAAGGCCATATCAATATTTATATGAATTATCTGCCGTTTACTAAAACGTTTAAGGATCCTGAAATCATTGCACCTGCGTCAGCACTATCACCTATACGTCCCCAAGGTATACCACCTATTAATACATTTAACGATCCTTGTTTCAACGTTGATGAGTGAGTTTGACAAGGCGGAATATCAGGTGGAACTAAATGAACTACTGTTGGAGTACCTAAAACAGCACCTACAATACCGTTTGCCTTAACTGTTCTAACTAAAGATATTGCTAAACTTGTAATTGCGTCACATCCATGACCAGTTGTAAGTTTATCTCCCTCTCTTACGGCCATATTAACCTTTTCCTTGCCCGTTATACGCTTTCCAACTACGTCTTTTTGATTTATTCATTGATGAAAACTTTGTACTTCGTTTTTTCTTACCTAATGATGATTTTTTATAGTTTTTTTCCCTTGCAACGAAGGTTTTACTTAATTTTGCCATTATCTACCTATTTTTTTCTTTCTACCAAGTGGTAATTGTATTGAAGATACGATTTTTTTGCCTTTTTTACTAATATATTCAAATCCAATCAGTTGATTCTTAAAATTCTCTTGGACTGACTTAACAGCCTTCTTAAAACTTGTATTTTCTTTCTTTTCTTCTTGTCCTGATTCGTTCCAGAACAGAAATTCACGCATTTTTGCCATAATTTCCTCAATTTTTAGTTAATTTCTACTATTTATAACGGTTTTTGTTCTTCTTTTGTTCTTTATGTGCCAGAATACCGACTAGCTACGGAAGAATCGGACAATTAATCCATTTTTTTGTTGATTTTTACATAAAAATACGGTATATTAGTAGTATATGAAAAACAAAAACACAAATATGAATATGGCAATTGTTAGAAACATTGCATATAGACAAATCAGTAAGATAAACAAAAACGTAAAAGAAGTTATTGAAGTTGATAACACTCTTTTAAAGATGATTGACATTAATATGAAAAATGCTATTAATAAAATCATTAACGACTATAAGGCATACGAAGAAACTGGTATAATAAAAGTAAAATAATAAAAGGAAACACTATGACACTACAAAAAAATGCACTTAATCAAATTGAGGCTTATAATCAGTTAAGATACAAAGAAGAAACTATGAAAAAAATAAAAGAACATACATCGGCAGTTATGTTTGTTATTTTTCTATTCAGTATGATCGGATGTGCTGGTGCTGTAGAAGAAAACAACTTTATGATAGGTGCCATGATGGCCTTAACAGGAATAGTAACTGGTTTAATATCAATCGCATTACAAAACAAATAGGAGAAAACATTATGAATATAACTAAATTTAATGAAATGATGAGTACAATGACTATTAAAGATTTAAATAGTATGAAAAATATGATTAACAATGTTATAAAAGACAAAGTTAAAAATTCTATGGTTGTTGGACAAAAAGTTAACATTGTACAAAAGACTAAAAAAACACCTGGTGTAATTAAAAAGATTATGCAATCGAAATGTTTAGTACAATGTAATATTACAACTTATAGAGTACCAATGACTATGTTGGAGGCTGCATAATGAATAATAAACAATTAAAAACTGCAATTAAGAAACTTGAAAAAAGACTTGCTTATGGAAACAAATTACTTAAAACAAAATCTTTATTTCAAGTAATACAAATAATGAAAACTAAAAAGGACATATAACACTATGACTATGGTAACACAAACTGCAAAAACACTTGATGAAGGAATTACAAATCTAATGGCTGGTGCCAAATCTGATTATGTAAAATGGTCAACAATGGGTGGCAAAGAACTTACTGGTTATTCTAAAGAACAAGTTGATAATTGGGATTCTAAAACATCTATAAGACCTGGTAAAAAGTACATTAAGATTGTACAAGAAAACGGCGTATTTTGTTTTATTGTAAAAGAAGATTTTAAACATTTTAAAAAAGGTGATATATTGAAAGCCGCTGGTTTTAATGCACCTGCTTTAAACTCACCAAGAGGAAATGTATTAACAGGTAACTATCCAATACAATGGACAGGACCTTTATATTTAAAATAAACTAACAAAGGAGAACATTATGACAAATGAACAATTAAGAAACGAAATTATTAACGTTGCAAAAAAAGTTGGTGCCACAGATGTCAATGTAGTTTGTGGATCATTGTTTTGTAAATTTAATAAAAATATTCATAACGTGATGGCTGAAAATCTTAAAACTGTTTTACAAAAGTTTTTTGATAAAAAGAAACCAAATGATACGTTAGTTAAAATGTCAGGTGCATTACCTGATTATGAATATGCCTACGACTTTATGCCTGTGGTAGATTTTAGATTAAACGAATACGGAATATAATGAAAAAACTTTTTATATACTATCTGTTATTTACATTT